TCCTGGTACAGGATATAAGATAGGTGATTTGATTACTGGCACTACGGTGTCTAATGGTATCAGTATTGAACAGCTACTTAAAGTAACAAAGGTCGATGAGAATGGTGGAGTGGTTAACATCGCTACTGTTAGATATGGATGCGGATATGATACAGGATTTTACCTATTACAAGCAAATGCTCCAATTACTAGTAATTCATTATTGACTATTGATAAGAACTCGACTCGTCAATATTCCATCCCAAATGACTCTACTGTAGATCAATATATAGACTTTGGATACCTATTAAATCCAAATTATTCTGCCATAGACTACGATGATCCATCATATGCTGGTACATTCTTACAACAGTTCTATGAGCAGTCTATTAGTGGACAAGGATTAAATCCAGACTATCTACTTATTGGGTTTAATATTGGAGCTGTAGCCAAGTATCAAGGCCACTATAACTCAAATGATGGGTTCCTTGATGATGACATCTTCTTACAAGATAGCTATAGATGGCAGAAGTACTCATACCTAATCACAGTAGACGAGAAGCTAGAGAAGTACAAGTCATTGATCATGTCATACCTCCATCCAGCTAGCACAGCATTGTTTGGCGAGTATCAGATCCAAAACGTATATGAACCTGGAATATCTGCTATACAAGAATTAGCTCAATGGAGATCTAAAGCCACATTTACTCAGATAAATAAGAGTATAACGAATGATTATGTCTATACTAATGATTTAGGTGGTCGTATTAGAAAAGACCCATATGACTCAGAATACTATTTTGCTGAAGACTACAATCCATTTGAGATCATCCCATTCTATGGTGATGGTAAAAATAATTTACAATCAAGCATAACCATAACAGACGCTTCCCCTAGCGTCTCCAAAACTTAGGAGTTAAAATGTTTAAAGACAGTGTTCAATTAACAGGACGTTTGTTAATACAAAAATTCAATGACAAGAATGAAAAAGTCTATGAGACTGAGGTTCCTAATCTTGTTGTAACGTCAGGAAAAGAGTTCATAGCATCAAGGATTGTTGGTACTGCATATGATGCTATGGGTTATATGGGTATCGGCGATGATGCTGCAGTTGGTGCTCTATCACAAACTACTTTAATCAATGAACTAGCGCGTGTAGCTACAACTTCTGCTACAGCAAGCGGCACTAATGTGACATTTACCGCAACATTCCCAGCAGGTACAGGTACAGGCTCGATCGTTGAAGCTGGCGTATTTAATAAGAGTTCATCATCAGTACTTGTATTTGATGGTGATACAGATGTAGATGATGGCTCACATCAAATAGCATACACTACGCATGGCCTTTCAACTGGAGATAAGGTTACATATACTGATGGTGGAGGTACAGCTATTACAGGTTTGACTGATGGCGGTACATATTATATTATTCGTGTAGATGCTAATCATATTAAACTAGCAACATCTTATGCAAATGCGACTGCAGGCAGTCCTATAGCTATTGCAATTATTTCTGGTGTTGGTGCAAATCATAAGATAACTTATGGTACAATGCTTTGCCGTACTACATTCCCTGTTATTACTAAATCAGGTTCAGAAACTATTGCTATCTCTTGGGTTGTTACTGTAGGATAATTAAATGGCCACTCCAACATCGTATTCAATATTTAAACAGAAGTTTAAGAAGACGATAGCTGATGCTATCTATCAAGAAGTTACTTCTAAGACTGCTACATATTATCATTGGTTCGGTAAAGAGAATGCATGGACTGACTTTTTAAGTCCATTTATTCCTTCAGGAACAACTGATAGTCCTGGTCAGCCTTCAGAAAACTTTAGATATGAACTACACGTTCGTCGAGATATCCTTACTGCTAAGAAGATTAAACCTTCTGATGTTTCATACGTTGTAAGACGTATTGATTGGACATCTAATACTGTTTATGATATGTATGACGACGCAATTGAAACCACTACAGGTTACGGTTATGCACCTGCATACTCAGGCGCTACACGATTAGAAGACGCAATCTTTTATGTATTGACTACAGACTATAATGTCTATAAGTGTATTGATAATGCTAATAACTCCAGATCCACTTATATGCCTACTGGTACTACACCAGAAATCTTTACTACAGCAGATGGATATAAATGGAAGTTCATGTATGGTATACCTGTATCTCTAAGAAATAGGTTCCTATCATCAACTTATATGCCTGTATCTACAGCATTGAAAGCTCAATTCTATTCTAAAGGTGAGATTAATGTAATCAGTATTGAAAATGGTGGATCAGGTTATAATCCTGCTACAACGACTGCTATCCTTACAGGAGATGGATATAAAGAGTTTAATCCATACTTATTAAGTGATCTAACTTTAACAAATGCTGGAGATAATTATACTTCTATAACGGTATCAATATCTTCACCATTCTCAAACTATGTTACATGGTCATCTCAACTAGCTGTATCACTTGGAAGTTATGTTAAGTATACTAATCCTGCTACACAAAAAGATAACTTCTATTATGTTGTCTCTGGTACTAAATTAGGAACCTCTGGACCAATCCATACAACTGGAACTATTACGAATGGTGCTTGTCAATTAAGATATGCTGGTACTACTGCTACGATCTCAGCTACTTTAAGTGGAGGATCTGTAGATGTAGTTACATTAGTAGATGGCGGTTATGGATATTCAGACTCACCAACAATCACAGTATCAGATCCTATCGCGATCGATGCAAATTGGGCAGCTTCAACTGCAGTAACTTTAGGCGATATCATCTACTATAGTGGACGATACTATGAAGTCACTATTGCAGGTACAACTTCTACATCTGGTCCAACACATACTTCTGGAGCTGTAATGAACGGCAGCGCAGAATTAACATACCAAGCTAAGAAAGCTGTCATCACTCCAGTTATTGTTAAGACTGAAGCTGAGATATCATTAATCATTAGTCCAGGAATTGATAGCGTTTATACAATACTATTAGGTAGTCAAGGTACAAAATACGTTGAGATACCTGATGTGACTATTGCTGCTCCTGGCTCAGGAAGTACAGCGACTGCAGTAGCAGTGATATCTGCAGGTAAAGTCATTACTATCTCTACCACTAGCGCTGGTAATGGTTATACTGCTGCCCCATTAGTTACTGTTGCAGCTCCACATTGGACATTCAATGGTAGTACTTCTGTTAATGCTACAGCTGATACTATAACATATATTGGACATAGATTAGTGACTGGAGATGAGGTCGTCTATAATAATGGTGGTGGAACATCTGTTGGCGGATTAACATCAACACATACTTATTATGTAATCAAGGTTGACGATGATACCATACAGCTAGCAGACTCTTTTGTAAATGCAGAGAGCGGCACAAACTTAGGTTTAACTACAGGTTCAGGTTCAAACCATACATTAACACTCACATCAGGAGCAGCAACAGCGACTGCAGTATTGGGTACTGGGGGTGAGATCGTTGGATACTCTATCGATGACGCAGGTGTAGGATATACTAACTGTAATATTGAGATAGTTGATGGTTCTGGATCAGGTTCTGGTGCAGTATTAGTTGCAGACTTTTCAATAGGTAACATCGATACTCTACAATCAAACGTAGAATTACTTGCAGTTCCTGGATCTATAGAAGTTATCAAAGTAGTAGATGGAGGTTCAGGATATGGTGCAGCTACTGTAAATATCTTAGGAGACGGTACTGGTGCTATAGCTACAGCTACATGTTCAGGTGGTAAAGTAACTAGCATCAATATAACGAATCCTGGTTCTGGTTATACCTGGACAGACGTTCAGATTACAGGTAATAGTGGTGCAACTGGTGCGACAGCTCGAGCAATCATGTCTCCATTAGGTGGTCATGGTTCAAACGCTATCGATGAGTTAAACGCCAACTCAATAGTATTCTATACATCTATCTCACGAGATAAGAACCAAGGTATTGAGATCAACAACGACTATCGTAAAGTTGGATTAGTTCGTAACTTTAAGAAGTTTGGATCTAACAGCAGATTTACTGATGATATCGGTTCAGGATGTGTATTAATCACTGGTACATTTAATAAATCATTGATCCAATATGACATGTTACTATTAAAAGATGAATATAAGAAGTTTAGAGTAGTTGACTTCACTGATACACAAATCTTACTATCAGTATTCAATAACTTTACTATCGATATTGGTGATACATTAATAACAGATCCAACTGATGCTGGAAACCAAGTTGCTACTGTACCAGCTTCAAACATTATAGTAACATCAGTATCAGAAAGAACCATTGATCAATTCTCTGGAGACTTCTTAATGTTCTCAGTACGTGAACCATACTCGCCTACAGCCGAACAAATTATCACGGTAAGAACCACATTAACGATATAAATATATAAAACAATTGGAAGAGTAAACTATGGCAATTAATTTTAACATCAATCCCTACTATGATGACTTTACAGATACGAAGAATTACCATCGTATCTTATTCCGTCCAGGTTATGCTGTTCAAGCAAGGGAGTTAACTCAACTTCAAACACAGATCCAAGATCAAATTAATAAATTTGGTAGACATGTATTTACTAATGGATCTATTGTTACAGGCGGAGCTCGTTTATTTGATAATAGCTTATTGTCTATCAAATTAAACTCATCATATTCTGGTACTACAGTTAATCTTTCTAACTTTGTTGGTAAAACTATTACAGGTGCTACTTCAGGCACTAAAGCTGTCGTTAAGGCAATTGCTGATATCACCTCAACTGATCCTAAGACTCTTTTAGTTAAGATCATTTCAGGTACTGCATTTACTGCAGGCGAGAACATCACTACTTCTCCTGGTACAGTGTATACGGCAACTATCCAAACGACAAGTCCTTTCAATGATGCTATGGCATTCTCGATAGATTCTGGAGTATTCTTCGTTGATGGTAAATTCATCTACTTAGAAGCACAATCTATTGCTGTTAATAAGTATTCAAACACTTCATCACATAACATCGGTTTAGTACTTAATGAAACTATTGTAACCTCTGATACTGATTCATCTATCTTAGATCGTGCACAAGGTTCTCCAAACTATGCAGCTCCTGGTGCAGATCGTTATAAAGCATCTTTAACATTAACAGTTAAAGACTTAGCTGATGACGTTGACAACTTTATTGAGATCGCTCGTATCGTTGATGGTGCACTCGTAGTTAACCAAGATAAGACAGTATATTCAGAGATTGGTAAAGAACTTGCTCGTCGTACATTTGACGAATCAGGTGACTACACTGTTAAGAAGTGGCCTATACAAATCCTTGATGATGTTTCAGACCCATCAGATGCTACTAAGTTTACAGTAGCTCTTGATCCAGGTAAAGCATACGTTAAAGGTTATGAGTTTGGAACTATCAACCAAACATTCCTTACATTAGATCGTGCAAGAGACACTGATCAAGCAGATAACATAGATGTTTCTTTATCATATGGTAACTATGTCTATGTGACAAGTATGTTTGGTGCATTCTCAACTAATGCTACTTCATCTCCATATTCTTCTGTTGAGATCCATAATGTAGCTAGAGCTTCAGTATCTAGTTCATCTACAAAACTTGGTACAGCAAAAGTTAGATTCGTACAATGGCTTTCTGGTACACCAGGAACTTCAGCGATCTATAAGATGTACTTATTTAATATCGTGATGGATTCAGGTAAATTCTTTAAAGATGCAGAATCTATCATCATCAATTCATCTTCACCAACATCTGGAGCTAACGTTGATGTACTATCAAAAGTTGGTGGTTCATCTGGTGGTGATGCATTCTTATCAGGCGCTGACAGTCCAGGTTTAGTGTTTAAAGTCCCTAATGACTATATTAAAACAATAAGAGATAGTTTAAATACTACTCAATCAGATTATAGTCTTCAAAGAACATTTACATCAGTTGCATTTACATCTGGTTCTGCTTCTATTTCTACAGCAAACGGTTTAGAAAGATTTGTTGGTGGATCTGGAGCTTTATCTGATACACAAAAAAATACATACTACCATGCTGTAATTACTGCTATCACAAATGCTGGTTCAACTGGGTTATCAGTTGGTTCTGTTATTCCATTCCTTACAGCGTCATCAAGATCTATTACATTATCAACTCCAGTTTCAGGAGCTGCTCATCAAGCAACATTTAATATTAATGACGCATCATTTGCTGCAACAGTAACTATTATTGCTGGTATCAATGCAAATACACAGACAGAAAAGACTAAGACCTTATCTGGTTACTCAATCAAGATCTTAGGCACTGGTTCTGGTGGTGGATTGAATACAACAAAAGGTGGTAAAGACACATTAGCTTTATCAGACATCTATGACGTAGCTGGTGTCTATAATACTGGTACTACAAACCCAACTGCAGTTACTATTAACTCAGGTACAGGAGCTCTCTCATGGGGAGCAGTATCGCACACAGACGTAACAGCAAACTATAGCATAGATAACGGTCAACGTGCAGAATACTACGATCATGGTAATTTAGTACTTACTGGTACAGCTCCAACTTCATCACATTACTTATTAGTAGTCTATAGAAACTTCTCTCATACTAATAACGGTTTCTTATCTGTAGATTCATATGGTATTGACTATGCTGATATCCCACAATTTACTGATCCTGCATCTGGACAAGTATATGAACTAAGAGATTGTATTGACTTCCGTCCAAGACGTGCAGATGGATCAACAACTCTCAGTAATGGTCAAGTACCTTCACCAGATAGTACATTAAATGCTGACTATCAATACTACTTGAGTCGTATCGATAAGATCATTGCTACTTCAGACAAACAATTAGTTGTTAAAAAGGGTATCTCAGCAGTATATCCAACTATCCCGACTGATGAGTCAAATGGTATGGCGATATATAACATCGTTATCCCTCCATATACTTCAGATGTTCGTGATATCCAAATCAAGTATATTGAGAATAAACGTTATACTATGCGAGATATCGGTCGTTTAGAGAAACGTATCGGTAACCTTGAATACTATACACAACTATCATTATTAGAAAAACAAGCTAAGGATACATCTATCCCTGATGCATCAAACTTTGAGAAGTTTAAGAATGGATTTGTAGTAGATACATTCTCATCAGCTGATATCTTTGCATCTACTGCTACTGCATGGTCACAAAGACGATGGGGTTGGTGGTCTGCATGGTTTAATGGTTCAAATAATTGGAGTGGAGCTGCAACAAGCTATAATGAGAACTCTATAGCACAAGCTGCTGATCCAGATTTTGCTGCAGCTATTGATCCTATTAATCAAGAACTACGTGCACCATTTACAGTGAATTTCAGTGCATTTGATACATCAACATTAACTGATACTGCAAAGACTGGTGATTTAGTAACTCTTGACTATACAGAAGTTACAGTCATTGATCAACCATTATCAACAACGTATGCTAACATTAATCCATTTAATGTTCTTCGTTTCGTTGGTTCTATTGTGCTTGAACCATCTTTCGATCAGTGGGTTGATACAGAATATCTTCCAGAAGTTAATAAAGTGGTTGATATTCAACTACAAGATGCTGAGGATAAATTTGAGACTGTAGGCACTCAAGGTGCTGGCGGTCGTGGTAGATTTGCTGTTACTGGTTCAACTACAACAACTGTTACTAACGTTGTTGGTTCTACGACTTCTACATTAGGTACGAACGTAGTTGACATTCAATATGTTCCATATATCAGAGAAAATACTGTTTTAGGTGTATCACGATTATTTAAACCTAAAGCTAAATTATACCCATTCATTGAGAATACAAGTATTACATCATATATTAAACCATTAACAGTGGTAACAGTTCAAAATCATACTGGTACTTTATTTGATGATAAACAAGGTGTACATGAATCATTATCATTTAGAACAGGTTCAGCATCTGGTACAGAGACTGGTACTGCAAAGACTGCTATATACTCACAACCTACTACAGCTGATTCTACTAAACGTCTATTAACGATTTACAATGATGCAGGTACTATCGCTGTTGGTAAGTATGTTGTTGGTCTAACTGGTGGAGGTTCAGGTGTAGTCACAGCAGTTACAACATATACATTAGGAGATGACTTAGTTCCTGATGAATATGGTAATATTGGTTTTGAGTTCCAAATCCCAGCTAATACATTTAAGACTGGTGAAAGAACTATTAGATTGATTGACAACTCAACTAATGACACTGAAGCTCAAGAGTCTATCGGTGAGACTAAGTATACTG